GATAAACTACTTTGAAGAAAGTGATCTGAGGGTTGCCGGTAAGATAAACATCTTGGGCACCATAAGCTACAAGTTGAAGAAGACCTCCACCCATTTTGTATTTATTATTAATACAGAAAAAAAATAATTTGTTAATATATTTAGTTAGAGTAGGCAAGACCACCCATTCCACTAAGAATACGAAGCACATTGTAATTCACAGCATACATATTGAGAGTTCCTTCAGCTACATGTTTAGTTCCAACAATAGCAGTTGCTGTATCAATACGAGACATATTAAGAGTTCCAGATGGTTGATGTTCTTCTGGTTTTAATGCAAAAGAATATACGTGGATGTTTTTGTCATCAGGAATATTTTCGTGATGTTGATAAGGTTGGACGTGTGTGAAATATTTGGCATCACGCTTAGCAAAACGATCATTACCGTTAAGTTGAAGTTGGAAATCAGTAGTTGGTAAATTACTGAACTGATCATCAGTGCTATGTTTATTAACCCATACTAATTCTTTAACAGGGTGATTAAATGAAAGTTTGGATTTTGTTGTTACAGCACCGGTGGTGCTACTAGCAATTGATTCACCACCAGTAAATTGAACTTGTTCAATAAGATATTCGTGGGATAATTGAGCAAAACGACGACGTTCGTCAGTATCTAAGAAGATATAGTCAGCCCATAATTCTACATTTGTAACTGTAGCACCTGAACCAAGTGTAGTTTCTGAACCTAATGTAAGATTGATTTTAACTTCGTGGTATTGTAAGGCAATTAATGGTAATGCTAAACCAATATTACGGCAGAACCAGAACTCAAGAGGCACATATACGGATACTGCAGTAGAAGAAGCACCATCACTAGCAATCATTTTTTTAAAACCCTCTTTTTTACCTTCAGGTAAAGTAAGTTCATTCCAGATATACATCCATTCACCATATTGACGATCAATCATTTGACCACCAATTTCAACTTCTACTTGTTCAATAAGTTTATGTCCAACATTTTTGGCAGTAGATCCTGATTTCACAGTAGCTTGTAAGTATAACTTATGAACTAAATCACCATTACGGGAGATTTGGCAAGTTACACGCTGACCTAAGGTAGCATTTCCGTTAAAGGTTTGTTGTATAGACTCAATAGAGAAGTTAGTATGACGACGATAAACTACTTTGAAGAAAGTGATCTGAGGGTTGCCGGTAAGATAAACATCTTGGGCACCATAAGCTACAAGTTGAAGAAGACCTCCACCCATTTTATTCTTAGTTAAGATAAAAAATATTAATGTATAAAACTACAGATTTTTTCTCAACTTATGTTTTGTTATGGTATTTTTTATATATTTTAGCTATTATACCTTTCAATCCTGTTATTACATTTTATTTAATTTTATCATTTGTATGTTGGATGTTATGTTATATGATTTATCTTAACATATCTACAAAAAAAATATTATTCTTCATTGTTTTTGCAATTATTTTAGTTAAAGTTTTACCAATTTTAACATTAAAGCATGAATTTAATACAACAGATCTTGCATTTGGATTATCAATGTTTATAGTATATCATATCATATTGTATTATACAAAAGGTATTGAACCTATTCAATTTTATTTGAACTTTATTAAATATTTTAAAGATATTCCAGATAATTTAGAATATATGTTTAACGATTTGGTTATTAAACAAATAATATAAATAGTGTATATCATACTATATTTTAATTAGAATAAGCCAAACCACCCATACCACTTAAAATACGTAAGACATTATAATTAACACCCCATACCCTTATTGTTCCTGATTCTTTAGGTTTTACCACTAATTTAGCCGTATCAATTCTTGACATATTTAATGTTCCTGATGGTTGATGTTCTTCAGGTTTTAACGCAAATGAATATACATTTATACCAGCATTAGTCGGTATATTTGTGTGATGTTGGTATGGTTGAACTAACGAGAAATACTCTCCAGTCCTTTTAGCAAAACGATCATTGCCATTTAATTGTAAATTAGCTGAAGTAATTGAATTGTTGCCATCCGGATCTATACCAAATAAGGTATTTTGAAGTTTTATATTTGACTCGTGACCAAATAAATTGCTTGCTTCAATATTAGATTCTGTAAATAATCTATTATCAGTATAATTATACCATTGATTTTGTTCAGTTGCTTTTACAGTATCATTGATAGTCCATATAAGTTCTTTAACAGGGTGATTCATAACTAAAGCAATATTTTGTTCGTTTGTTCCTGAAAGCGTATTTTCATTCATTTGCACTTGTTCTATTAAATATTCGTGTGATAATTGAGCAAATCTTTTACGTTCATCCGTATCTAAGAATATGTAATCACACCAAATAGTCGCATTTTTAATTGATTTAATATTAGCAATTTGAACATCTGCATTTTTAACATAAGCAGTTCCATTATAAGTGCAATTATTAAATGTTTCTATTTCTATATTTATTTTTACTTCGTGATATTGAAGAGCAATTAATGGTAATGCTAAACCAATATTACGACAAAACCAAAACTCTAAAGGAATATATACTTTATTATTTGTAAAACTTGTCATATCAGTATCTGCACCGATCATTTCTTGGTAACCATCCATTTTTCCAACAGGTAATGATAACTCATTCCAAATATACATCCAATGTGAATATTGTTTATCAATCTTTTGACCACCAATTTCAACTTCAACTGATTTCAATAAACGATGACCTATAAAATTAACATAACGATCTAAATCTTCAGTAAGAATATTATATATATCACTTCCGTCTTTTAATTGTTCTAATTCTACTTCTACATACATTTTATGCACTAAATCACCATTACGTGATATTTGACACGATACACGATTACCCCAATCAAACTTTCCGTTAATTGATTGTTGTATAGATTCTATTGAGAAATTAGTATGACGACGATATACTACTTTAAAGAAAGTAATTTGAGGATTTCCAGTTAAATATACATCTTGTGCTCCATAAGCAACTAATTGTAATAATCCACCACCCATTTTAACTATTAAGCATATAAAAAATTAACTTGCAAAAAGTATTTAAATATGATGAAAGAAAGATGTAGTAAGAAAAGAATACACGTTGTAGATAATACTAAAGAAATCTCAACCCTAGATGATATTCATATTAATAGCATAAAAAAATTTGAAGTTAAAAATAAAAGAATTGAAGAAATAACCGAACAAATTAATAAATTGAATATCATATCAATGACAGACATTTCTTGGTTATCTAACGTTGAAATTAAAGAACAAATTAAAGATTATACAAGTGAGTTAGATAAGCTTAATAGTGAAAATGAACTTGATTATTATGAAAATGTTGGAGAAATATTGTTTAATTACTATGATATAGTTAATCAAAATGTTGGAGTTAAACAAGTTAATCCTAAAAAATATACTATTTTAGAAGCACTTAATATTGAAATGGATAATAGCAATTCAATAGGAGAATATAAAGATAAATCTAAATTGGTTAATGAATATTTAGCAATTACAGATAATAAATACATCAATCATATTGATGGTGAATTTACTAACTCTAAATGTCTTAATTGTAATAACGAAATGACTAATTTAGTTCAAGAAGCATTAATAGTATGTTTCAGTTGTGGTTATCAAGATGTTTTATTAGCAGAACAAAATAGACCTATAATGTTATATGATAAGAAAGACGGTATTCATTATAGTTATAAACGTATTAATCATTTTAGAGAATGGATATCACAAATACAAGGGAAAGAAAGCACTGATATACCAAACGAAGTATTTGAAAAAATACTAAATGAACTTAAAAAAGAGAAAATTACTGATACAACTAAACTTACACCTAAGTTTATGAGAACAATATTAAAAAAATTAAGAACACATAAATATTATGAACATACCGCATATATTATTAATAGAATTAATGGTATTCCACCACCTCAATTTTCACCAGAATTAGAACAAAATCTATCTAATATGTTTATGCAAACGCAACCTTTATTTATTAAATATGCACCTGCAAATAGATTAAACTTTATTTCATATTCTTACATTTTACATAAATTCTTTTTAATTTTAGATATGCCGGAATACCTCGCTCTATTTCCATTACTTAAAAGTAGACAGAAAATTGCTCAAAATGAAGAAGTTTTTAAGAAAATATGTAAAGAGTTGAAATGGACTTGGATTCCTAGTATTTAAAAATGATTTCGTTAATTGTAAATAATAATGTATATCATCTTTGATACTGAAACTACTGGTTTAATACCTAAAGATTCTTCAAATAATTACTATCATTATACAAATACTGCTAAATATAATAATGCTAGAATGATCCAAATTAGTTATGAAATATTAGATCACACNTTAAATGTTATTGCTACAAGAAGCTTTTATATTAATGAAGTAGATACGGTTAGTAATTCTCAGTTTCATAATATTACAAAAGAGTTATTAGAAAAAGAAGGTATAAGTATGACTCGGTTTTGTGATATATTTACTGAAGATCTTAATATTTGTTCTAGAATTATAGCACATAATTTACAATTTGATTATTTCATTTTAATGAGTGAATTATATAGATTTGGATTTACTGATATTATTAATAAAATTAATTTATTGAAATTAATCTGTTCTATGAAAAAAACTAGACATTTTGTTTGCCATAATAAAAAATATCCCAAGTTATTGGAATTATATAATTACGCAAATAATAGTAATCTTAAAGAACTACCAAATGCACATAATTCAATGTTTGATGTTATGTATTTACGTATTGCTCTAGTTAAACTTAAGAGTAATAATATATTTGATATATTTATGTGCGAATAATTATATATTTCAATTATATTTTTCATTAAATAAGATTATGACTGATAAACTTGATTTTTTGGTAGAAAACAAGAATGAATATTTAGAACATTTAACTGATATTTCTACTATACCTATTTGTAAGTTCTTTGTTAATATTGCAAACAATTGTAGTTCATTAAAAGAATTTCAAAAAGAATTAGTATTATTAACAAAGTGGAATAAACAAAAACAAGATGCTAAAATGAATACTATTCATAAATTAATTGAAGAAGATCAGGCAACACCTCAATATATGTTAAAATTATTATCTGAAATTATTTCTAAAAGTATTAAAATTAAAATTATTGAACATAAATCTATTATTAAATCATTAAAAGTATATATTCCTGAATGGTATGAATTTTTATATAAAGTATGTATATTAGCATCTAACATATTTTGGAAAAATCCAGTTTTATTTTATAAAAAAGTATCTTCTATTGAAAGACAAAATAACATTAATACTATTGAAAAAATAACTAAAACCTGTATTAAGAATGCTGTTAGATCTTTTATTCCTTTAAATAAAATTATTAATGAATTAACTGATATTACAGGAGGAGGAGAGATTAATATTACTAATACTCAAACTTTAGTAGAAAATGAATATGATAGTGAAGATGATAATAGTAATGTTAATAATCTTCAAAGTGATGAAGATCTTGAGAGTGATGAAAATGATGAAAGTGATGAAAGTGATGAAAGTGATGAAGAACTTGAGAATGATAAGAATAATCAAAAACTTGAGAATGATGAAAGTGAGGAAGAACTTGAGAATGATGAAAGTGAGGAAGATCTTGAGAATGATGAAGATCTTAAAAATGATGAAGATCTTGAGAATGATGAAGATCTTGAGAATGATGAAGATCTTGAGAATGATGAAGAACTTGAGAATGATGAAGAACTTGAGAATGATCAAGATAAACAATTTAAAATAGAAAAAGATCAAATAGAGCAAACTGAAGAATCTTTAAAGGATAAAACAATAAAACCTGTTGTTTTAAAAGATGAAATAAAACAAACAACAGAAACTATAAAAGATCAAATAGTAAAACCTGTTGTTTTAGAAGATGAAATAAAACATAAAGAAACACTTGAAGATAAAACAATAAAACCTGTTGTTTTAGAAGATGAAATAAAACAAACTGAAGAATCTTTAGAGGATCAAATAGTAAAACCTGTTGTTTTAGAAGATGAAATAAAACAAACAACAGAAACTATAAAAGATCAAATAGTAAAACATATTGTTTTAGAAGATGAAATAAAACAAACTGAAGAATCTTTAGAGGATCAAATAGTAAAACATATTGTATTAAAAGATGAAATAAAACAAACTGAAGAATCTTTAGAGGAT